CAAGAAGAAAAAAGATGTAGAATAGTACAGAAGGTTTGTCATTAGACCTTTACCTCGAAAGCAGCAAGACCTGATAAAGAGTAGATTAAGTTCTACCACCTCACTGTCAGAGCGTCAGTTGCTTTTTTAGACAAGTGGATACCCGTAGCTTGTCTATTCTATTTTGTGAGTATGAGGGATAACTTGATTTGGTGGGATATTAACAACAATATCTTCACAGGTAATAGCACTAGGAGTATTAGGTTTGAAAGTAACACCTAATTTTGCCTGTTTCGCACACATCTCCAAACGATAAAGGCTAATTTCCATTTTAGTTTTCTTTATAAGTAATCTTTGAGCTTCAATATTTACTTCAGTTGCTTCATGGCAAAGGGCAGGAGACTTGCCTAGTGGGATATTAAACTGTGCAGATATTCCATAATTTAAATTGAAATTATCTTTTTCAAATCTTGGTATCTCTGAATAGTATTTTATTTCTCCAGTATCCTCATCATAAATAGGTGTTTTCGTAATATATTCTTTGGGTCGTGCGAAAGACCAACTATCTGTTAGATAAGGTGTAATTGTAAGGCTAGGAGAAGCACAAACTATACCCTGACTCATTCTGTAAGATGGCATGGCTGACGGGGTTATCATGGTAGCGTTATTGTTAACAACCCCTTGGGCATTGCTTGAAGGTGACGCAACGGTAGTGTTTGCAAGGGTTTTGACAGGATAGAGAAGTAAAGCTATTGCCCAAAGGTAGTTGTAGTTTCTGTTGTAGTGCTTGTTGTTATTTGACGAGTTATAGAGGTTACTGTGTCTAGTCCTGGGGTTATTAGTGTCTCTTGAAGAGAAAACGCTGCTCCATCGTTTACAATTCCCCAACGTGGTATAGCTTCTAAGTTTGGTGAAGTCCAACTAAAATTTACTCCCCCGACTGTTTGTTGATCCGTAGTCGTAGGAGTAGGGTTGATATATCCCGTTTCAGATTGGATATTATGTCCTGACGCACTGTAGCTGTAGCCTGTCCTGTATTGATGGCTCGTGATCGTTTCATTAATTATTGACTCAGATGTACTAGATGTTGTACTGGATCCTGTACGAAACTGTGGTACTACAGGAACAGCAAGTGTTCTTATAGGTAATGTTAATAAAACCAGCAGCCAAAGTCTAGTCAATCGTAATAGTAACTTTAGTAGACCCAATACAGCTAGTACCACTGCCTCCAGCCGTGCAAGTATGAATACCAGAACTTAATGAAGTAAGAGCAAGATTTCCTGCTGTACCACCAGAAGCAACAGTTGTTGTTCCACCTAATACTGGTAGTGCTGCTATACCGCTAGAAGGAGTTACAGCAGAAGGAGTAGCATCACCCATAATTACCGACTCTGTTTTGCTGAAGGCCGAGCCACTTGTGGTTACTGAGGTATCAGTTTGTATCATTGCTGGAACGCCATTAGTCAACGAGCCAACATTGATCCCACCAATCTTTCCTGATGTTGTGGTATCTCCTACAGTTACAGATGGCGTAATATTATTTCCGCTTAAAGAATAGGTCGTACCAACTTTTTGTGTAGTTACGAAAGGCATATCTACAGTTATCTGAGCAGATGTCACAAACTCTTGCTTAATGTCTGCAAGCACAGGACTAGATGCCAGTAATAATAATGGAAGTAGCTTTTTCATTTTGTAGGTTTAGGGTCGATTACTTCAGCACCTTCTATCTTAATAGGTGTTATTACCCTTATAGTTTGAACCATACCATCTTCCATAGCAACCTTATCGTCTTTCTTACTACTTTTCTTTGATCCCTCTAGCCCGAATGTTGCGAGTGCTCCCGTCAGGAGCGAAGCAGGAAACGTGATGTCTTTAGGCTCTGAACTATAACCTGGGATTGATATGTAGTTGAGAGTTACTATAAATCCACTCCAGACAACAACACCTAGTCTGACAAATAAACTAATAATCGCCAGTTGTTCCTCTTTATCATCTAAACCTTCTTTAAGTTTTTGAAAGGGATTCTTCTTCTTCTCTTCAGCCATAAAAGTTAAGATTCTTGTCTAATACTAGCAAAGTAGCTATGTTTGGGAAGTAACACGTAAAAACGATGGTAAAAATTTTCAAACCTATCCTTCTAGTCTTTATCAAATCTAAAGCAATGAAAAGATTAATTGTGGATCTGTTAAAGGCAATAGCTAAGCAAACAGATAATTCAATAGACGACCAGGCAGTGGCTTTTATTGAATCCAGGATGTTCCCAGGATCTACTACAAATCTCCAGTGATATGAGAGATAGAGGCTTTATGAAAATGATCTTCGGGAATTTAGATCCCGAAACAGAGTTAACAGTAGAGCTACGATGCAGGGAAGTAAAGGCTTGTAATGATATAGACAAGATAAAAGCTTTTTGTATTGACCTTATGAAAAACCATGCAAAAAGTGAGGCTGTACTATCTCATGCACTGCTTCGTTTAGTAGAACTAGAGGTAGCCTTATCTGACCTAAAAGCGAAAGAAAAAGCAAGAGAAAAATCTAATCGTCTAAAATTGCTGCTTCAACGTCTGCGTGAGAAAATTGACTAAGCAGTTTTTTCTGTATTTGGTTTATTTGAAAGTTATATTTAGTTAATTCTAGTTTCTGTTTAACAGACAATTCATAATTACCCTCGTATGTAACGTGGGCTGTGTAGTTATCTTTTATAGTTATATGATGCTCTACTCCTCTAAGAGTGTGATCTAAGAATGTTCGCATAAGTTGTTTACACTTCCAATCTCTTATCTTTTTAAGGTTACGCTTGTCCTGTGTACTTCTTGGGATAATTGGTTTCATGCTTTGTTAGCTTTTCTACCTTCAATTCTTTTACGAACAGATTTCTGCCATACAACTATATCTTCTGCCTTAGCCATGTCATAAACAGACTTAGGGTATGCTCGCTCCAGTTCTGAGTAGATTAAGTTTCTAACCCAGGCTGTAGCTTTGATACCCTCTTTGTCTGCCAACTCTTGAGCCAAATTAGCTCTATTTGGATCGACTAATACTTGGAAGTAAGTTTTGTTGCCGTGAACGATAGCCATGAAATAACCTGTCTTGTACTACTCTAGCACAAAACCTGAAATAAGCAGCTAATTATACTAAAAACCTTCAGGTTTACTTAGTTTAATTTTGGGTTTTTTCTTTGTAGGTCTACGCCTTCTTACTTTTACTTTTGGTTCTTTACCCATGTACTCCATAAAGACATTAGGCATCTCTCCAAATTCAGTGGTTCTTTTACTCATTAGTGCACCTCCCTCCATGTTTTACCTATCTGTACTTCTGCTAATGCAGGTATTTCACCTAACCATAGAGATTCAGATAGTTCCATAACTTCTTTCAGTGTTTTAGCCCACTCTTCTGCGTGTTCTTCACGAACCAAAAGAAGTATCTCATCGTGTACTGCTGCTGCAATCTTTACAGTATCTTCACCAGCCTCTTTGACCTTAGACCATATCTTTCCTAGTGCACATTTAAGAATAGCTGCACCTGCACCTTGTATGGGTGTGTTACATCTAACAGTAATTCTGTTAAGATCACCTTTTAGAAATCTTCTCATGCCAGACACAGGAACCCTAGTCTCAGCCCAGTCATCATCTTTAGTCTCTTTTGCTTCAAGATAATTCTTATTCTGCCAATCTCGAATACCACTATAGGCATTTAGCCAGTTGTCACGAACTTTACCTGCTTCATCAAGCGTCATCAATACCCCACTACTACCTGCGTAGTTACGTAGACCTTCCGAACCAGCTCCGTAAAGTAAACCAAAATTAGCTGATTTAGCTATCTGCCTATCGCAACCCATCTGCTCGGCAGTGTAATCATGTAAATCTGCACCATCTTTAAATGCTTTTATCATGTTCTTGTCATTGGCAAGTGCAGCAGCCAGTCGTAACTCCATCTGTGAAAAGTCAGCATCAACAATCAACCAACCTTCTGGGGCTTCAACACACTGTCTAAACTCAGAGTCTCTAGGTATCTGTTGATTATTGGGTTTGATACTGGACATTCTTCCTGTATCTGCTCCAAGTTGCATATAAGATGCCCTAACAAAACCATCATCGGCCATCTTTTCCTGGATACTGGCAAGCATCTGTCTACGCTTCTCTGTCTTTTTCCAATTCATAAGTGTTTGGATCGCTTCAGAATCAGCAGCACATTTACGCAACGCTTCTCTAGATACAGATTTTTTACCTTTACTATCTGTGGGTGAATACTTTAGTAGTATCTCCAGCTTTTCTAGTAACTGCTTGGAGCTTTTTATATTGAAGCCTTTATACTTTTTAGTACCTAAACGAACAGATCCTTCGTCTTTCGCACGTAAATTAAACTCTCCATCGTCATCCCGTGGTAGTTTCTGATCTTCTGGTAAAGCATTGTCTAACTCACGTATAAACTCTTTACCCATCTCTTTAGCATCATCTTCATAATCTATAAGACATTGCTCTAGTGATTTTTTATTCCAAGGTAAACCAGTTCTCCACATTTGAGCCATAGCTGGAAGTGCATTACACTCTAGAGTAAATGCCTTGCCTAATCTTGCTGAAGCTATCTTGTAGTTTAATGTGGCATCAAGTTCAAGCAATACTTCAATATCAGTAGCAGCATACTCAAGTTGTTCTTTAGTTAGTTTTTCTAAACTCCAGTCTGACCTCTGCTGTTCCTTAGATACTTCTCTATTTAAATGACGTAAAGCTACATCAGCTAAACCATGTTTAACTTGCGGAATACCATTGGTAAGTAATCTGCTGGCTATCATGCTGCATCTAACAAGACCACTGGGATAGATGTCGTGTTCCTGTAACCAGCCAAGATCGAACACTGCATTGTGAGCAAGCCAGTGCCTCTTCATACTGCCAAAGAAACGTATAAGATAATCCCAATCTTTATCCACTAGGTCAAAGCAATCTATCACCACAATGGATCGTGATGAATAGCTGCCTAACTGAAGCAGACGTAACTTACCTTTCTCTGGTTGTAGTTGTAAGGTTTCAGTATCAAACGCAATGCTGTGTGCTGTATGAAGTCTGTAAAGTTCTTTGATACCGTAATATACGGTGTAATTTTGTGAGGTCATGGAAGGACCAAATAAACTGCATTACTAATGTAGCACAATAAATTTAAACTGCATAGTGTTTTCTAATATAATCTGGTATTTCACTATGCAAACCTTTACCCTGTAGCTCTGAAACTAGGCCAACCCACTTTAATCTGTATGCACCTGTTACCTCTTTGTAAGACTGTCCTAAATAAATACGTCTGCAAGTTTGGTAATCAATGTGCCAGGTGCTAGGAATATGAGTTTTAAGTAGATGAGCCAGTGAATACTTAGCAGTTTTATTATTGTTTTTATAATGGTTATTTCTGTGCCACTTAAATATAAAGTCTAGTAAGCAACTGACTTTACTTTCATCTATCCTGGATCGTACTCGTCTAGCTTCTCTTTCTGGTGTCTTGTTTTTCCAGTTTAGAGGTGCTTCCTGTTGAGTAGGCAATACAGTTTTGCTTATTTTTACAGGTATAGTCATTTCAACTACAGGTTCAGCAGCCACGGCCACGGGTGATGGCTCTTCAGTCTTTTTTGAATGAATAGCTTTTAGTTGTTCATTACTAAGAGGCTTTACATTTACTTCTCTAGATATATGAGAGAATTGATCTTTTGTTAGTGTAATAATCCATTTATTAATAACATCGTCATTCTCTTGCTGAAAAGATATGTTGATTAAATTATTCTTTTCTTCAACTTTGGTTACTTTACCATCCTCAAAGTTTACCTCTGATTTATTAGTCAGAATCTCTGTATGTCTTAGTTCCATAAATATTTGTGCTTTTGGACTTCTATTAATCTAGCACAGCAGTAAATTATGTCCAGCTATTAATTCGTTTTTCTAACAAATCTGTATTAATTACAGTTCTGACATCTACATCAAGTCCACAATTTATGGCTGTCATAATCTGATTATTCATTTCAGTTATTGAGTAATAGTCAACCTGATTTACACAGTGCACTCTTCCTATTTCATCATACTCAGTGAACCTAACAGTAGCTATTGGCCCGTCTTTTGGAGCATATAGCTTCTGGATGGTGAGGCTTACATTTCTGGTGTGCATAGCTATTCTTTTACGTATTGAAGTTGTGGTGGTATAGGTAAATTATATCTTTTTAAATATACTTTACACACATAAGGTTTGTAAAAACCTACGTTCCATTTGCCTTCTCTATCTTTTATAATGTCATAGCCTAGTTCTCGGCTTAAGCTAGATAATTCACCTCCAAGAATTTTATTACTTTGTGTATCTCTAGGAAATCCACACATTGTTGCAAGCATAAGAGCAGTCAATCTACCCTTACAATCTTTTAAATTTTGAACTTCCTCGTAAACAAAAGCTAGTTCTTCCTCTAGCTCTGCACATTTTTTATCTGTCTGATCTACTTTGTGACTAAGAATTTTATTATCGTTAATCACGTTAGCCAGTACTTTATCGTGCATTGCAGCAGCCCGTACTATCAGCTCCATGTTCTCTTCGTGTTTGTTAGACATACGATAAGTTTTCTCCTACTTTAGTACACTAATAACTATAAGTCTATAAGTTTATTTTTGCCTTCTAAATCGTCTCTCATTATATCTATCTTTTCATCACTATTTACCTTACTAACCCCCTCAATTCCCCAAAATTTTTCACAATCTTCTATATACCCACGAGGGTCTGTGTATAAAGGTCCTTCCGTTCCAACGGAAAGGGTTTCAACAACATTGGGCTTTGTAGAAAGGTCCTCTTTGTATAAAGTCTCCTGACTACCATCTGGACTTTTTACAATCTCTGACTTTTTACAATCTTCATTGTTCTTCAAATCAGTTCCAGTATCAGGGTTTTCTACTTTATACACACTATTACGGGGTGTCAAGGAAAACTGTCCTTTTTTGGTCTTTCCTATGGCTTTGTAATACTTAGCAGGTCTACCCCCTGTTTTAACGTCTGATGGTGGATCACATTCATAAATTAATTTCTGATCTGATAGTTTATTAAGGCTATAAACTATGGCACGTTTCTTGTGCATACCTCCAACAAAAGGATCTTCGACCAACTCTTTAACACACCATGCTTTATCTTCTTTACGCATGAGTTTAAGAATATCAATCGTATGCTGGTTAGGTGAGTCAAGCACCCTTTCATTGGTTCGCTCAGGTGCAGGGTTAATCGTATAGGAATAATCAGGCAATAAAGTAAACAACATCTTCAATCCTTCTCTATCCTCTCTTGATTTTTCTATAGTTACCATTCTTGTATTCTGTGTAACTCCCATTTCAGCAGCATCATTCATAGATAACTTACGCATATTCCAAGTTTCATCTACAGCATTTTTGATAGCACTCGTACCTCTGAACTTACCTTCCTTTGTATTGTGGTGAATGATAACTATTGAACAAGCAGGAAAGTCCTGACCATTTCTCCTAACTAATTTTTTGATAGGTAGAGCATACTCTCTCCTGTTCTCTTCGTATGGGTTGCTGTCATTACAACCATCCAAGCTATCAATAACAATAAGATCGTAAGCATACTTCTTTTGCATCCTTTTAAATCTTGCATACCACTGCATATCCCACTCAGTAACTACTTTTACATTCTTATCGCAACCAATTAATTTCATTTGTCTACGTAATATTCTCTCGTTTTGATCGCCATTCAACCAGAGAACTTTACCCACTGGTACGTTTACTAAACTTCCATAAACATTAAAATCTTTACCCTGTCCAATATGTTTAGCTAAGGTCTGGCACATAGCAGTTTTACCAGTACCACCATCTGCATGAACTAATAGAGTCCAAGGTTTTGGTAGCAATCCTGGAATCAAATACTCAAAAGGTGTGTCATCTAACTCATCGGGTGTAAGAGGCTTCTGTCCTTTAGTCCTCTTAAACATTTCATGTTTATCAATTATCTGTTCAATAATTGCAGCATTGGCCCGCTTACATTCCATCGCCAATTTATGCACAGCCTGATCGTGCATAGCTGGATCTTCATTCTCTGGATTAGCGTCTATCTCGTAGTAACGCCTGATAATATCTGCACCATCTGGTATATCTTCTTTGTATTTAAGAGGAATAGCTTGTACTTCATCAATAATTTTATCTAAACCAGTATGCTTAAATCTTTTTCTATCTGGATCAGCGTCATCTGCTAAATCAATAAGGTGAGACATATTATATCTAGCACCATCGTTACGCCAAGCTGCATACCATCTTCTCTCACAGGGATCTTCACCATTCTCCCAACAATGCTCATAATCTGGATCTTTCTTTGACCACTCTCTCCATAAGTTAAGACCCTCTACACCAGGCAATTCATTATTAATCATTGCCCCTATCTCCCACCAATAGTCCTCACTATTTGGGCCAGTGTATTTAATCACACTTAAGCAACCAGTTATTATGGCAACTTTTTCTTCAGTGGATCGCTTAGACCATCTATTATCTACATACTTTATATTTACGTCTTGATGTTTTTTCTTATACTGATCTTTCATACGAGATAGCAGCCACTCTGGAGCATCTGGTACTTCAAGCAGATTACCTTCTAACTTATATTTGCCCTTTCCTACATTTTCTTTATAGTACTCACCAGCTATTACACCCTGTCCTCCCCATAGAACTTCCCATCCCTCGTGCCCAGCAGCAGTATGACTTATGGAATCTACCTCAGACCAAAGTTCTTGCGGTACTTTAAATAAAAATTTTGCAGCGTTTTTCTTTAGTGAAGTTACCTTTGGAGCGTTTTTAAGATCCTTGCCCCACTTCTTATTTATTGCACCTAAGTTTTTATCAACATCAAATATCACTAGACCATCTGATCTCTGTCCAGTAAATACACCAATAGCTTTATACTTATCTGGTTCGTTTTCAATCATCAAAGCAGAGTCGCTTGCTGATAATTTCTCTCTCCACGCTTTACCGTAAGGAACCTTACCATCAGAAAAAGTATCTGGTCTGGAATTATCTTTTTTAGGAAGTAGTACTCCTTGTGCGTATATAGGACAAGTTACCCAGTTATCAGGGATTTGTGGAATAAAACTTTTTTTACTCATGTGCTAGAATACCTACTGAAACAGTTTGTTTTTAAACCCTCAAGGTTCACCGATCTTGGGGGTTTTCTTATTGTAACCTATTGCCATTCATTTGTCATTGTGCTACATTAAAAGAGCAATTAGACTTTTAAGTCACTACGCAATTATGCCTTTTGTTTCAAAAAGAGCCAGTGAAGATGCTTCCAACTCTGGAGCGTCTCGTGACGGCTACCTAAATCCACACAACTTAGATGATGGCGACAAAGTTCGCTTTAGTCTACTCCAAGAAGCACCTTGGGAATGTTTCTTGTTATGGGGTCATGAAGATGGCAACATAAAAGCTAAAAAGCCATTCAGATTTGCTGATGATCCTAGCCCAGAGGATATAGAACACAAACTTGGTGAAAAGTATGTAAGACCATTGAATAGAGATGGTACTGCACCTGAGCCAGTTAAGTTAGAGCAATGTGTGGCTGTTTACAATCACGAAATGGAAAGAGTACAGGTTCTAGCCTGGACACAGAAAACCATTACAAGTGCCTTTGATGCAATCAGTCAACTAGAGGATTATGAAGATTCTTTCTTAGACATTGATTTCATCCTATCTCGTAAGGGTACAGGAACTAACACTGAGTACAACCTTACACCTCTCAACAGAAAGAAAGGCTTGACTACCACTATTGATGAAGAGTGGGCAAAGGTCAAAAAGACTTTCAAGCTAGAAAGACTTTTAGATGGTGGTGATCCATTCAAAGAATCTGACTAACACACTAAATATGGGGTCACATAAGTTGACCCCTTTCTTTTTTATGGTATTTTAATAATGGGAACGTGTATTTATTATCCATTCATGGGAACGCTAGACAAACAAAATGCTTTAGCATCTCTCAGAAAATGGACCCTAATCCAAGACAACAGTGGACCGTACAGAGTATATAGGGATGAAAAGAACAATGTATATTCCAGCGTAACTCACATACTTAAAGAAACCGCACCCCAAGAATCTAAAGATGCACTTGAAAGATGGATTAAACGACCTGACTCAGAAATGGAACGTGACGTTGCCTGTGAACGAGGTCGACTATCACACTCTCATGCCGAGTATATCCTCAAACTCGCTTCAAAGTTTGCTAGGCAAAGTGCTAATAAACGGAATATCTGGCGTACTGGATCGGATGGACTCGAAAGATGCCCAAAGAAAGTCACACAATGGAGCCTTTCAAAGGCAGCTCAATCTGCCCCGAAGGTTGCATGGTCAGCCAGTGGCTACGCCAGAGGCTTACGGTCTTTCATCCTGGAACGTGTAACCGCCATTCATGCAGTCGAATTTTCGGTATATAAAGAGGGATTTGGATTTGCTGGTACAGCAGATGCTTTAGTAGATATTGATGGAGACGGCCCATTCATAGTCGACTGGAAAACAGCAAAAGAAGCTAGATCAGACCAGATGGTGGAACAATTCTGTTGTCAACTTGGAGCGTACAGTCTAGGACTAAAATCTCTCACTCATATCGAACCTAAATATGGAGCTGTAATTATTGCTAGACGATCTGGTAAACCACAGATAAAAATGTTAAACCGCCTCGAACTCATAGGAGCTGAGACGGAATTTTTAAGAAGAAACGAGTTGTATCAGAAACAGTTGGAACTGGTTACTGTTTAGAATATTTACCTTTTTTAATCTTCCAATCGTATTTATTTATAAGAGCATTACAGTGTATACAACCCAGTGCAGACCACGCTAAATGATAAATAGTAGCAGTCTTATTACACTTAGGGCACAGAATCTCTGCACCCGAATAGCGTTTACACTTGGAATACCTAGTAATTGGAACGTAATCAGTCATAACTTACTATAAACATTATCAAAGTTTTTTCTATCTTCATCAGTGAAACACTCATCATTTATGTTATCTACCATATAGATAAATACATCTTTAATTAATTGTTTCTCTTCTTTTGTAAATGGATCGTTAGTCATTATTCATTTCCTCCAACATGGCATCAACCTCGGCTGCACAGTCTCCACACCGCCAGCCCTCATATTCATCTGTATAAACTGCATATCTGTTAAAACCTCTACCACTTCCAAGATGGCAGGATTTACCACAGTCTACACAGATCCCAGAATCAAATAAATTTTTCATTCTGCTAAATCCTCCTTATCTGGTACGCCATAAAAAGCATCTTCCCATTCTTTTTTATCGTCATCAGGTATGCTATCCCACTTGAGAGAATCTTCATTAAATTCTTCAATAACTTCAATAACTTCAGCATGACCAAAGTTACGATTAATAGCATCATGTCCAAAAGCAAGTTCGTAAATTGCTTCGATAAATTCTTTATCGGTATATTCTGGAACTTGTGAATCAGTGTATTCCATAGTTAATCTGTCTCCATAGGATAGTCTTTATCTTCAATAGGCTCATCCTCTATTGGATCGGGTAATTCTTCTAGCCATTTTTTAGCTAAAAGTTCGGCAGTAGAATTTAATTCTTCTTCAGTACAAGGTGGAAACTGGTATTTGTTTTTCCTTGTAACTTCTTCTAAAGCATCTTCAAAAAGATTCTCTAAAACAGCATCATTATCGGGGCTAGGATAAACCCCAGCATCCTCTAGATGTTGGATCGCATCATCCTCACGCTGGCTGTCCAGTGCAGATTGATGGTTATGTAAAAATGAATCAGTCATACCTTTTTATAAAGCTTTAAGTGGTTCGAGTAATTTTTAGCTGCATCCGTATAATTTTGATTATCCTCAGCAGTAGTAGTAGGTTTACCTAACTTAGTGGCATAGCTCTGGACTATATCCCACAGGTTATCCAGTATTACCTGTTTACGATCTATTTTCTTTTTTGGATCGTTACTTTTTTCGAGTTCCCACATGTATTCTCTTTCAGCCTCAGAGTGGTATCTGTAGCCAGTACTCTCTGGAACTTTGAAATCTACATGTAAAATATCTACAATATCCTTACGGCATAGATATTTCTCTGGTGGATTCTTTTCATTTTCTCTAAAAATGTCAAGAATAAAATCAATAGCTTTTTTCTTATCCATTATTAAAATCAATAAATTTTCTAAATAAGGATTCAAAAGCATTTAACAATACAGTCTTATTATCTGGATCGGCTATTGAATAACAAGCTGCAAGGGCCTGTTCAAAACTACCCCCGAACCTATCCATATTTTGGATGGCTGTATAAATTTCGTATTTATCCATTAACTTATCTCCTCATTATCTAATTCCTGTATCGTTGGTTCTCTCCAAAATCCTACACTGGATGTTGATAGTAAATTATCATTATCTATTGAACATTCAATAGCAAATAAGTTACATTTCTCAACTGATTTACCATCAAAATACTGTTCAATCCTTTCAACATTACTAGGATAGTTGTCCTCAGCAGTCCAACAGTCAAAACAGGCTAGTTTAGCCTCAGCCATTGTACTGGCTACAACTTCAAAGGTCTCAATCATAGTATTATGAGTGACAACCTTAAATAATTTTTTGGGTGTGTCCATAATCGGTGTTTAATAGAACATTCATAATGTAGCACAGAAAAAATATTTTATCAATTCTCAGTGATAATTCTGAGAATTTGACATTCATTATATTAGCGATAATTTAAAAATATAAACAGTTTACTGGATCGAACAATGTTAGTAAAAAGTCATTCATTATTTACCGCAAAGTCAGTCACCATAAGGGGCTCTGATATATTCTTTTTACTCTGTGTGTTACAGAAACAGATGTCCAACCCTAATACTAGCGATAATTTCAACTTTAGAACAGAGGTATTATTGGATCGTATTATTGCTGATATAAATTTCAAGCGTATATAGTGTTGACATTATTGTGCTACATGTGTAATATATTTATTGTACGCATATTTCACCCACTAAAATGCAATCATTCGATCTATCAGTTCTCAATCAGAGAATTAACCAACTCAACCCTGAGTCTAATATGGAACCGCTACGCTTCGGCTATCAGGCACAGTCCAATGAAACAAGGATGCCTCACAGTGGTCTAGTAAATCCTAACCTTTCACATTTTGAAAATTTTGAAAAATTTGGATTAAACTTTGACCCCTATGCTGTTGAACTATTCCATAATATGGGAATAGATGAGGATAACGAACTCAAGATCAATAAGACGTATAACGTCACAGGTTATGAGGCCAGAGATCAGCAACTATGCAAAGGATACAAAGCAATTATTAATTCCAGATCTGGTCAATTACTTGGAATAGGTAAAAAAGGTTGGACACCTTTAAATAATTCTGTAATTAGAGATATTGGCGAAAAATACGTTAAGGCTGGTATCTTAACTTTAGAATCAATAACCCTACAGAATGGTGGTGCTGACTGCATCATACAGTATGCCATTAATGGAACTGAGACAGACATCAGAAAAGATGATCCAGTTAAGAGGCGTGTTGCATTTATCAACTCATTCTCTCAAAGTACATCTTTCATGTGTAGCTTCTATGATATACGATTGGCTTGTTTCAATCAGATGCAATCAGTACGTAAGGATGGTAAAAACATAGTCATCAAACATACATCCTCTATTGAAAGGTTAGTTAAGTCATTACCAGATCATATAGACTGGGCTAAATCTGATTTTACTACCACAGTTGCCCAGCTCAGGGAACTGGATAAAACAAAGGTTAATGAAACAGATTTAAAAAATGTGTTTCAATATGCCTATCAGGATAAACTTAGAGGCACTATTACTGAGAAAGATGGAACTGTCAGAGCTAAAAAGTACACTGATCTGGACAGAGAGTGGTCAGCAGTCCAACGTCAGTATAAAAAGGAAGCTAGTAACCTAGGCAATACAGCGTATGCGATTCATCAGGCTATTACTCATCACCAATGCCACACTGAGGGTAGGACTAACAGCCCTGATTCAATCAATGCCTCTAGGATCAGATTCAATAATCTAATTAATCCTACTGGATCGAACAGTCAGAGAATCAATAAATCACTTGAAAAGTGTCTATCTTTGACTACTGTATAGCCATTCATCAGTCTAAGGTGAGTCTTATTTGATACACTTAAGAAGTAGTACTTTTTAAAACTTAAAAGGTATAAACACACCTGACGATAATTAAGATAATAGGTTTTTAACTTATTATCTTTTTTATTTTAGGGGTTGACAATGTACTACAGTAGTCTTTATACTGTATAGTGTAGTCCACCAAACACATTTATGACTAAACGAAATTTTGCTACATCTGGAACTGGTAAGGCCAGACTATCCCCAGAGACAGAGGCATTGCATAATCGAACTATCAACGAAAATGCTTTACTAAATATGGACTGGTTCCATAAATTACCAGAGCAGGGTCAGATGGGTCTGGTTATTAGAATTGCACCTCTACACTATTCTGCAATAGTTCATGAGGATCTAGTTAAGGTTTATGAAAATGAAGTTAAGAGGTTTGTAAAATGAGAGAGCCTAGAACTTTTAAGCAATTAGCTGACCATCCACACGTATCATCAGCACACACTGAGGGCAATGACCCTCAGTGGGGTACGGACTATTGGGTGTATTTAGAGTTTCCATATATTAGTCCTATGACTGAGACCCAAACAATTCATGAGTATGGAATGAAAGATACCTTAAGAGAATTTAAGAATAGGGAACTCAACTATGCTTATTTTCTATCAGAGGACTGGATCGGTAGAGCACCCAAGCCACCTGAGCAGAAACAGCCTACAGAGGGTCAACTTGAATTACCTCTGGAACAGATTAAATATCAGGAAGATAAAAAAGCATATCAGGATAAACTTTCAAAAATCTGGTCCGACTGCTTTATTCATTCCATTAAGAATGACCAGAGTCATTTAAATAAGTTGATGAAAATTAAAAATGATTTTCACAGAGGCATATTTCCTGATTGGAGGAACTATGAAAAATATTAGCCACTGATTAGCCACTGATTAGCCACTGATTAGCCACTGATCGGTGGTTTTTTATTACTGGAATGTGAGACTCAAATAAGATTTACTGGACAGTCTCAATATTTTCTCAGGTGAGTCTCATTTACTGGTAGATTTGTCTTAAGGTGTGTCTCATAGTAAACAGTTAATAATCCTATAATTTTAGAGTGCTACACGTGTGTTTGTACCTGACCAAAATAAGGTTAATTTTAGCTATTTAGTAAATCAGAAAGTCAGGCTATATCTTGAGTCTCAAGCGATATAATTAAGAATCCTATAATTTAAAATTAGTCCTGATCTGGTCTTGACATGTAGCACAATAGAGGCTATATATAGAGAGTATTCTATATTATTGTGATTATGGCCACCCAAGCAAAACACATTTGGCACAATGCCGAACAGATGCACAAAGTAATTAAGGAGGAAACAGCCGCTAACTCTGGCTACTTTGATGAGCCACCTGTAAAAAAGGTTGTTATTGAAGAGGGTCCAGATGGTAGGCAACAGGTCTACTATGAAATGCCCCCCAGCCAGTGGGCTGTAGATGTCCTTATTAATGAGGCAAGAAACAGCCAAGCAAAAGGAGGTACATTCTAATGACAGTCGCAACCTACCCAAACAGATATTGCTCAGACCTTAAGAGTGGCTGGTGCATCAGGACTAAATACAAAGGCCCCACCGATTACAGGGGGCCACGCATCCACGCAACAGTCCAGAGAGACACCAACACACTATGGGAAGTAGCACTTGAGCCTAAAAGTGAATTGGAATCAGTGGACAATCACCGCAGGGCTGCCCAGCTAATGATAGACACATGGGACTTTAAAGAGTACCACCCCAATATGAAAATTTTTGCTTACGGTTTTGACTGTTCATCTGGTTACTATTTCCTAGTCAACACCCCAGCAGAAATAGCCTAGTTTTTATCTTCACACATCACAGCAACCTCTTAAACACATGACCCGCCCAAGCAACAGCCACCGCCCCCAGAGATCAACAGGCCCCCGCCCTCAAATCCAAGCTTATACACTGGCCCTGTCTTTGGTCTCTCTGGTGCTGGCTAGTGCCTACACTGGAGCGTCCCCACAGTATGAGCAATGTCTCAGGGAGGCCACAACAGCCCGCCAGCAGACAGAGTGCCACGTCACCCACTTAGGCAGATAGACCGCCCAGCGTAGCCCAGAGGCAACACCGCCCAGCCCTAACCCCCCACCGCACAGGGGGGCGGGTTTTTATTTTGTAAAATTTTTTGTAGATGATGGGGAACCTACTGATAAATCAAGGCATAAATTGATTATGTACTACAATATTATTATACTAAACTACTACAATAGTGTCAACTAATCTTTCTTCTCTTCTACCTTAATTGATAGTTGTGGAGTCTTAAGATTGATAGTCTCTTCGCTCTCCCCTAGTACTTTACCCAGTGAATCCAGTATTTGAGCAGCAGTCTGGTACTGTCCTCTCTTAACAGCCTTGTTAAAGAGATTCATTCTCATTCCCTGGAGTCGCCCAATCATCTTCTCTCTATCTTTATTCCAGTCCTCATCGTTCCATATCTTTACTTGCTTCCAATCTTCCCAGGCTGTCCACACTGAAACATTTTCCTTAACTGCATGATCCAGCACTAATTGTCTTGTAGTTAGACCCTCTATCTGTCTTTTATACAACTTCTGCTGTCTTGCTTCTATAACTGCTCGACTATTACGCCTTCCAGATATACCAAGACCTTCTTTTGTCTTAGGTGCATTTGGGTTGTCTGCGTTTGGGTGAAAGTATGCTTGAGCCACGGACTAAATTGATACTATTTATTTGCATAATAACCCTAAATGTAGTACTTAGTCGACAAAATTAGGATAAAAAGTCAAATTTAAGCTATTCTTTACTACATGAGTGCAGCTACAACCGAAAATTTAACGCTTAGATGGGCACAGGGGGAGGTGTTCAACGCACAAAACAGATTTAGAGTCCTTGTAGCTGGCAGAAGATTCGGAAAATCTTATCTTTCCTGTATAGAACTGGTAAAAGCAGCAATAAATCGCCCAGGTGAAACCTATTTCTACTGTGCCCCAACATATCGCATGGCAAAAGACATCGCCTGGAAGGAACTAAAGAAACTCGTACCAAGAGAATGGATACAGTCAAAAAATGAAACCGACCTAAAAATAGAACTAATCAATGGATCGCTAATCGAACTCAAAGGCACAGAAAACGCAACAACCCTGCGTGGCCGAAGCTTGGCTGGAGTAGTACTTGATGAGGCAGCCTTTATGGATGCAGAAGTATGGTTCGAGGTAATCAGACCTGCCCTCGCAGATAAACAGGGTTGGGCTTTGTTTATTTCTACACCAGATGGTACAGCCTCCTGGTTCTACGATTTATGGTGTTACGTTCCACAAGATGAAACAGGTGATTGGAAACGCTGGAGCTTCACCACCATCGAAGGGGGAAATGTTGCAAAAGAGGAAGTTGAAGCAGCCAAGGCCCAGTTAGACCAACGAACATTTAAGCAGGAGTTCGAGGCCAGCTTCGAGAATCTCACGGGTCTCGTTGCAGTCTCATTTTCAGACTCCAATGTTTCTGAAGAGGCAAATGACCTACAGTTCCTTCCACTCCTTTTGGGAGTTGATTTTAACGTAGATCCACTTTGCGGGATCTGTGCAGTACGCCATCAAAATTATTTATACGTATTTGACGAGATAATTCTCACTGGTGGAGCAACTACCTGGGATTTTACAGAAGAAGTAATAAACCGATACGGGGTAGACAGACGAATAATTGCTTGTCCTGACCCCACAGGTGCAGCCCGAAAAACAGCAGGAGTAGGTTCAACTGACCACAACATCCTCCGAAGAAGCGGATTTACTGTTTCGTCACCTAAAGCACCTTGGAAAATACGTGACAAAATAACCTGTGTTAACACAGCACTATTTGATGCAGCCGAGGAAAGACGCACACTAATTCATCCAAGATGTAAAGAATTAATAAAAGCACTCAGAACCCTTACTTATGCACCCAATACAGGCTTGCCTAACAAGAATCTGGGAGTTGACCACGCTTTTGATGCTTTCGGATATTTATGTTTACAACAATTTAATCTTGTAAAACCAGAGACATTAGGGCAGACTGGGTTTAGAATATACTAAGTACTACCTAATTCTTACTATGCCTTATCACACTGGGATGAAAAAGAAGAAGAAAAAGAAGAAAGGAGGTAAAAAACGTGGCGAATGTTCCTGTAAATAAAGCGTTATACTCTAGGGTAAAAGCAGAAGCCAAGCGTAAATTTAAAGTTTATCCTTCTGCTTACGCTAACGCATGGCTTGTACGAGAGTACAAAAAGCGTGGTGGAACTTATCGCACCGAGGCAAAGAAACGTGGCAAGAAGTAGTGGCGGTCTAACCCGTTGGTTCAAAGAAAAATGGGTAGATGTCAAAACTGGTAAACCCTGTGGCCGATCAAAAGGCGAAAAACGAGGCTACCCAGCTTGTCGACCAAGCAAACGAGTCTCAAGTAAGACACCTAAGACAACTTCAGAGATGTCAAGTGCCGAAAAAGCAAGATTTAAGCGTGAAAAAACAGGAAGTAAGAAGATAAGTTATCAACATAGACGCAAAAAGAAGAAAAAATAGCTTTAAAAGTTGCAGTTTCAAGGTAATATAGGCTTAGATGTAATTTTTCACCAAAATCATGGCATTTTTTCGTGGCGAAGAAGGCTCTGTATCATTTGATAACGGATCTGGAACAGTTGGAGCTATAGCTTCTACAACAGCTTGGACTTTAGATGTAACAAAAGACACACTAGAGACCACTTCTCATGGTTCCACATCAAGAACCTTCGTAGGATCTCTAATATCTGGATCTGGTACAGTCGATCTTCTTTACACAGCAACATCAGGAGACGATACTGCTGAGATTATTAACGATGTGTTAACTACTGAAGATGATGGAACTGCTGCATTTAACCTTTTCCTAGATACATCAGGTTCTAAAAAATTAAGTTTTAACGGAATTATCACAGGAACTACGTATAGTTCAACAGTTGGAGATATAAATTCAGTATCAGTTAATTTTATAACTAACGGTGCTATTACCTCTGCTGTCTAATGCCTAAAGGATCTTATTCTCCTAAACAACGAAAGTTAGCTTCAGTAGCTCCTCCAAGAGACAAGATCACTGCTGCTGACTTTAAAAAGCTAAACGCTAAAAAGAAAAAGAGGAAAAAGAAGTGAAACTTACCACTCGCCAAAAAAATCTATTAGAAAAACATTCTGAACATCATAGTGCGAAGCACATGGAGTTTATGAAAAGGCGAATGAGAGCAGGAGACACTTTTACCCAAGCCCATAAAAAGGCACAAGCAAAGGTAGGCAAGTAATGGCTAAACGAAAAGGAGTAAGTCTGTCAGTCGGAAGAGGTGAAAAATCAAAGAAAGGTGGACTAACTGCAAAAGGTAGAGCTAAATATAACCGAGCTACAGGCAGCAACTTACAAGCACCTGTAACCGAAAAGAACCCTACAGGTAAAAGGGCAGCTAGACGAAAATCATTTTGTGCCAGAATGAAAGGAGTCAAAGGCCCAATGAAAGATAGTAAAGGCAGACCAACTAGAAAAGCATTAGCATTAAGGAGATGGAAGTGCTGAAATGACTTACGCAATCCCAGGACCAATACGAACTAACATTGTCTCATCTACTTCTGTAGGTGGGCCAGACAGTCCTTTCACTCGCACGAGGGCTGTCCTAGATATGATGAAGGGCTGGGAAATAATGAAAGCTGTAAGCGAAGGAACAGACTACCTACGAACAAATAGCGAAGCATTTTTACCTCTCGAACCAAGAGAAGATTACGATGCCTACTTAGCAAGAGTAAACAGAGCAGTATTTAGCCCTTTTACTCAGAGACTAATCAGAGCAGCAGCAGGTCTAGTGCTTCGCAAACCAATAACATTGACAGGCGATCCATACTGGACAGAGATGTTCAAGATGGATGTAGACGGTTGCAAATCAGATCTAGACGAATACGCAAGAAGAATATTGATGTGTTCTCTTACATACGGCCAAAGTCACATACTCGTGGATTATCCTGCACCATCAGGAGCAGTAAGCCTTGCAGAAGAACGCTCTCAAAACCGTAGACCATACTGGATTGAGATTGATCCTACAAATCTTTACGGATGGAGACTGGACAGAGAATCAAACTATGGAAACCTAGTCCAAGTACGTATAGGAGAAAAGGCTGTACTACCTGATGGACAGTTTGGTGAAAAGGTTTTCGATCAGGTAAGAGTAATCGAACCAGGAAAATACAGAGTATTCCGCAAGAAAGAACAGATAGAAGAAATGTATGACGTTTCTGACGGCAGCACTACAGGTCAGTTTGAAGTAGGTTCATCTGAGAAAGACTACAGACAGGTAGAATCGGGCAACTTTTCTCTTGGCGAAATACCATTAGTAACAATTTATTCTGGAAAAACAGATAATTTAGTCAGCAAACCACCTCTACTGGATATTGCGTACCTAAATCTTGCACACTTCCAGAGACAAGCCGACCTAATCCACAGTTTGCACGTTGCATCGCAGCCATTATTAGTGATGGAAGGTTATGACGACCAGACCAAAGACCTTGCTATATCTGTAAACTACGCAATGGCTACACAACCTGGCAACAAAGTTTACTATGTAGAGCCAGCTTCCAGTGCTTTTGACGCTCAATCAGCAGAAATAAAAGAGCTACAGATGCAGATGGCAACACTCGGAATCAGTACATTATCACAACAGAAATTTGTAGCCGAGTCAGCCGATGCCCGTAGACTAGATCGTGTAGACACCAACTCCATGCTTGCAATGGTATCTATGGAACTGGAGCAAAAGCTACAAAAAGCCTTCAATCTATCAGCAGAATATGTAGGAATTGAGCCACCAGAAGTAAAGATAAGCAGAGATTTTGATATAGAAAGACTAATTGGACAGGATATTACAGCTTTAACATCACTATTCGATCAACAAGTCATTGATAGAGAAGAATTTAGGGATATTTTAGTCCAAGGTGAAGTTTTACCAACAGCAAGTGAGGTCAAACCAGAATAAGCTGCTACAATATTAGATAAGTACTAATAAATTATGGCTGGATCACTAGACCATGTTCTGCAACCTGACGGAACATATAAATGGGAAGTAGTAGAACACAAAAAAGAAGCTGATGAAGCTCCTGTTGTCTGCCCTGCTCCAGAACCAAAAGAAACACCTAAGAAAGTTTCAAAAAAGAAAACTGACAGCCCAATCTCTGAATAATTAATGGAATTAGAAGAAAAAGTAATTCAGCCTGAGTCTGTGACCAACGCTGAACAGCCCGTGGCTGAAACTACTTCTCAACCACAAGCACCTAATCTTGATAGCATCAAGAAGCAATATGAAGAACAGGTAGCTGCTGCCCGTAAAGAAGCTGCCGAAGCACAGGAAAAATTCAAGGGCATCAAAGGTAAACTAGACGAAGTTTACAAACAGAAAGAAGAAAAGCGTACCAAAGACTTAGAAGAACAGGGTCAATGGAAAACTCTTTGGGAAGAGGCAAACAAAACTGCACAGGATAAAGATCAGCAGATAATAAGCCTGACTCAACAACTAGAGGATCTAAAAAACTCTAACGAATTAGCCTCTACAAAGACAACAGCTCTTGCAGCTATCAGTAATGCAAACGCTATAAACGCAGAGCAGATGCTTTCTTTGTTACAAAATAAGTTACAAAAGAACGCTGAAGGAAAAGTCGTTGTCCTAAACGGTGGAGTAGAACAAGACATAAACACCTATCTCACCAGTCTCAAAAATCCAGGTAGTGGATACGAACACCACTTTAAACCAAGCTCTGCTGCTGGTATGGGTGCAAAGCCAAGCCCAGTGGCAAATGCAGGTGGAGGTCAGGTAAACCCTTGGAAAACGGGCAATCTCACACAACAGATGATACTATTAGAACAAGACCCACAGCTTGCAGCAGTGCTCAAGCAAGAGGCTCAGAAATAGTTAGTCTCAGTGAGACTAATCCCCTTGTCTGTGACTAGGGTATCGCAAAATTAACACGGAGATCTGAATGGCTGCTCCATTTCAGAACTATTCGGGCGGTGTCCTACTAGCGGACATCGTAAAGAGAAATAATCTCAGCACATACGTTTCCGAAGCAATAAAAGAGCGTAGTGCATTTATTAAGTCTGGTGCTGTTGTAAGAAACTCACTTCTTGACGCAACAGAAGGTGGAACAAGAATACAAGTTCCAGAATTTAACCCAATCGCTCCAACTGAGGAAATCTTAGATGGCACAGCAACATGGGGTACAAGTAACTCTGGTTATTTGACACCACAGAAGATTGGTACAGGAACACAGATCGCAACTAT